CGCCGGGAGATGCGCGGCGTAAAAATCTTTAATCAAGAGTTTCAATGCAAGCCGGTATACTCCGAAAACTCATACTTTGAGGAATTGCAGATCTTTAGGATAGTAAACTCCGATCTAATTAATTTACCATTACAAGAGCCGGATGCAGAGTTAAAGAAATTACTAGAGGTATGCGATGTTTACGCCGGGCTAGATATTGGTAAAAAAGCGCATCCTAGCCATTTGGCGGTATGGCTAAAACTTAGCCCGGATAAATGGCGCCAACTCCATCATAAATTTATGGATGGTTGGGATTATGCAAAGCAATTAGAGTATTGTAAAGAGGTAATCAAATATTTTCAGGTAAACCGCCTCCGGTACGATAATACGCGCGGAGAGTTTGAGGGTTTTAAAGAGCAAGGCGAGTTACCTTACCAAATGGAGCCGGTAGTATTTAGCACCAAGACTAAAAACGGTATGGCCGCCAATTTGCAAAAGTTGGTTAATAAAACTAAAATTAATGATAAAGGCGAGGTAGAGGATCGCGCGCTAGAACTTATTGATGACGTGCGCCAGATTAACCAGATCCTAGCCGTAGATAATGATTTACAGGCCATAGCAACGCCAGACGGCCACGGTGATAGTTTCTGGAGTAATTGCTTAGCTCTAGGCGATGAAGCGCAGACTAGGACTTTTGAGAATAAGCCGGAGGGCTTTTAAACTAAATATTTTAAAAGGAGGCGTAACTTATGGCTAATAACTGGATGAATACGGAGGATCAAAGCCGGGTAAACGACTATGATAAATATGAAGATATTTTTTTAGGTAAGCATACCGCTAGCTTTTCAAAGTTTGCGGCAGAGATGACCAAAAAAAAGAAAATTCTAACTTATCTCGTTTGCAATTTCGGCGGTTTGATCTCTAAAGTATCGGCCGATTTATTATTTGGCGAGCAAATAGGGCTATCGTACCCGGATACCGCTACACAAAAGCATAAAGACTTTTTAGACGGTTTTATTAAATCTAACGATCTCCATAATCAGAACTACGAGGCGGCGCTAGCCAGCTCTTACCTTGGCGATCAATTTTTAAAGCTCTACCGTGATGATAAAGGCGTAGTACACGCCGATTATATTAATCCGGCTCTAGTTACCGTTGAAACGGAGGGCGATAACAAAAAGGCGATCGAGAGCATTACGATCGGATGGGTAAAAACTCAATCCGGCACTAATTACCTCCGCAAGGAAATACACTACAAGGGCAAGATCGTTAATGAACTATGGCGACTTGACAAAGGCGGCGTAGCGTTGGCTAAAGTGGCTTTAAATACGATTGATGATTATGCTACTTTACCGGATAGCCAAGATACCGGAGTTGATGACTTTTTGATCCGCCATATCCCTAATTGGCGTACCTCCCGGCTCTTTTGGGGCCTTAGCGATTATATGGATCTACTTAGCCTATTTGATGAGGCTAATAACCGCGTATCGCGCGTTAAAGATATTTTGGATAAACATAGCGATCCTAAACTGGCCGTACCTCCGGGAGTAATCCAAGCAGACGGTACAGTTAAAGGCGCTAATTTCGACCTCGTGGAAGTATCCGGGACCGCTCAATCTAGCCTAACTAAGCCGGAATATATTACGTGGGATGCTAGCCTAGATGCCGCATTTAAAGAGATCGATAAGATCGTAGAGTTTCTATTTTTATTTAGCGAAACCTCCCCGGCCGCCTTTGGGATGGATAAGAACGGCACGGCCGATAGTGGGCGAGCGCTTAAATTTAAATTGATCCGTACGATGGCTAAAATTAGCCGCAAGAAAAACTATTACGATGCCGCGCTTACTTGGTTATTTGAAACCGCGCAGAAATTAGGCAATATTGCTAAACCGATAACGCCTAATATCGTTTGGCAAGACGGCATACCTCAAGATACCTACGAAGCCGCACAGATCGAGGAGATCCGCCTACGGTCCGGCAATACCTCCGTTGAAAGCTCAATAAAGCGCTTAGACGGCGGCAATGAAAAAGACGTAGCGGCCGAGATCGCAAAGATTGACGAGGAAAAAAAGGCGCTTACCGCTAACCTAGGAAATAACACGCCTAACGTAACACTCTAGGAGGTGGAAAATGTTAGGACCGCTTGATTATGAGGTAGCAAACGTATCTACTCTAGTTGACTTTTACCAAAAAGGTTATCTAGAGCTTTTGCGTATCGTTCAAGCAAAGGATCTAATCGTCCTATCGACAACGCAAAAAAAAGTACTGATGGCGCAAGTTGATAAAATCCTAGAGGATCTAGATAGTAATACTAAGGATTGGGTAGAGAAAAATATACCGGAGGCTTACCGTACCGGCGCGGCCGATGTAGTCAAAGATCTAGAGGCGCAGGGCGTAGATGTTAAATTTACGGCCTTTAGTCAACTCCACCAAAAGGCGGTAGAGGTTATCGCCTCCGAAACCTATACGCAATTTGCTAGCGCTTTAAAAACGGTAAAGATGGATATACTAGGGACCTTTAACGCCGCTCTAAAGCAAGAGTTAATAGCCGAGTTTGCTAAAAACACTATCACCGGAGGCACGCGCAAGGAATTGATCGACAATATCAAAAGCGTTATCTCCGATCGAGGTATTAGTAGCTTAGAGGATAAAAGAGGCGTACGGTGGCAACTAGACCGCTACGCGGAGATGCTAGCGCGCACTAAGACGGCAGAGGCCACCCGGATAGGCGGCGAAAACCGTATGCTTGAGAATAACCAAGATCTAGCGCAAATTACGGTACACTTTGGCAGTTGCGAGAACTGTAACGCGGCGGAGGGCAAGATCTATAGCATTACCGGCAAAACTCCCGGATACCCTAGCCTAGAGGCCATTAAAGCCAACGCTCCGCATTTGTTCGCGCCTAATTGCCGGCATAGATCAATACCTTATATCAAAAAGTACGATAAAATGGCCGATGAGTTTAAAAAATTCTCGAACGGTAGCGAGGCGATTGATCGTAATACCCTACTACAAGCCGGATTTAAAAATCCAAATCAGAGGGCAACGCTAGATACCGTTTACCGGGCCGTTGATAGTACCAACAAAGAGGCGGTACTTGGTCCCGGCGTATACTTTGGATTAAATAAAAGCTCCGTAGAGCGCTACGGTAAAAATATACAGCAATTTAGCATAGATCCGCGCGCCAAGATGCTAGACCTCGATAATATGGATAAACTCGATAAGTTTACCGGGGATGCAATGCGCCAATATCCGGATCGTTTTGTAGCGCTAACTCAAAAATACGGAGATCAAGGCGTAGGGTACCTCCGGGCGGAAGTAGCGCAAAAAATGGGTTATGATGGCATTACCGGGGATGATGAGGTTTTTGGATCGGTATTATTCAATAAAAAATACCTCATTTCCAAATAGAGTATTGATACCCTATCTAACACTTGTTGACTTTTGGGATAGTGTATATAATAAAGTTAATTGCCTTTAGAGTTGTAGGTTATAACAACTCCGAGCTTATACTTGAGCTTTTAATCAAGTATGCGTACCGAGTACTACGTTTAATTAAATGGAGGTGTGAAATGGCAGACGAAAACAAACCGGCCGCAGGCGCCGGGGATCCTAACGCCGCAGGTGGCGCAGATCCAAAAGCAACAGATCCAAACAAAGCTAACGGAGCCGGAGGGGATGGACAAGGAGCCGGAGGCGAGGGCGGAGATGGCAAGCTAGTGATAGATCCTAAATCCGGTGATTGGGTACCGGCGGCTAAGTTAAGCGAGATCAATCGCGAACTTAAAAAGTACAAGGATGCGGAGGCCAAGGCGGCAGAAGCGAAGCTATTAGAGGAAAAAAACTATAGCCAAGTGATCGCCGATAAGGATAAGGCAATAGCCGAAACCACAGCCAAGTATCAAGATAGTATTAAATATTCGGCCTTTGCCGAGTTAGCTATCAAAGCCGGCGTAGTAGATGCTAGAGATGCCTACAAGCTAGCAGATCTATCGGATGTAGTTATTGAGGATGACGGATCGATCAAGGGGATGGATGAAAAGATCGCCAAACTCAAAGAAACAAAGCCGTATTTGTTTAACGGCGCAAGTGGGGCCGTAGGCGGACCTACTAATCCCGGCGGTACCGGTGGCGGCACTCCAAAAGTGGGAGATAAGCCGACCTACAAGGAAAGCGAAACCAAAGATCCTAAATTCTTTAAAGAACACCAAGCAGATATAGGATTAGCTTACTTAGAGGGCCGAGTACTTAGAGGGCAATAAACAAAAATTCGCAAAAATAATTTAGTTTAAGCCTTAGGAGGGCAAAAAAATGAGTGAAGCAGGTATAGGGCAGATCCAGACAACCGATGTATCCGATGGGATCGCGGTTATAGTTGCTAATCGTTCATTGGAGTATTTGAAAAATAATACCGTTATGAGCCGATTGGTTAGACGTGATTATGACGATGCTATCGCCAAAGAAGGCGACACCGTTAGAATTACTAAGTTTACCGGTTTGACTGTTAAATCAAAATCAGGTGATTTTGAGATTGAAAAGCCAGATCAGGATAAAGTAGACGTTAAACTCGACCAACACCGTTATATCGGTTTTGCAATCGATGACGTTGCTAAGTTTCTTTCAAGCGTAGATCTACAAAACGATCTTATGCAAGAGGGTATCGCAAAAATCGGCGAAGATATTGATGCACAGCTTTTGGCTTTGCGCGATGATATTACCGTTACTACCGGATCAGCCGGAGTTGACGCGACCG